GCCTTCTTAGCAGCAGTCTTCTTGGCTGGTGCCTTCTTGGCAGTCATCTTAGCCACACCCTTCTTAGGGGTATTATCAGAGGTAACGAGAGCATCTTCCTCTTCGTCATCCTCTTCTACCAAACGGTCTGCCCACTGTGGGAAGCTCAGTGCAACTTCGGTAGCTCCTACTTCCTCTACCGCCGCGCGAAGCTCATCTTCGTCGTCTGGGTTTTCTACATCAAGTGAGAACTCGTCAGCAATCTTCTCAAGCTCATCCTTGTTGAAATCTTCGAAAGACATTTTATCTCCTCCTATTGGAATGTCTGTATATCAGTATAGCATAACAAAATTAAAGAGCCCAGGATTTCTCCTGGGCTCTTTATGCGTTTATGTTAGAATCATGGCTGGTAGGCGATGTTCTTAACAACAACTGCGGCTTCACCATTCTCGACGGCAGTACCGACGCGGGCGTAGACGGTGTACTCGATAGCATCCTTCTTTGGCTTGAACTCACGGTATACAGTGATTTCGCGCTTCACACCCCAGATTAGGTTCTGTGGGTCGATTAGCCACATGTCACCACCGTTCTGTACGCCAGAAGAAGCACCGTTTGCATCGTAAGAGTCAAACAGCGGAACTTCAACCAAAGGAACACCGAATGGTGCACCATAAGTACCACCTGCAGCACCCTCGGTACGTACGCGCTGCTCAAGACCGGCCTGAGCCAAGTCAAGAGGAGTAACGTAATCCGTAGATACAGCCTGTACAGAGAATAGGTAATCCTGAATCAACGCGGAGTCGACAAGGAATCGCAACTGCTGACGACGCTGCATGTACTTACGGTCCATGTTCTTAAGAGCCTTGTTAAAGACTCCACGGTTGATGGTCTGTCCCTGGTTGTCCAGGACAACAGCGCCACCTCCATAGGTGCCTGCGGCATTCGTAAGACGCTTCCTCCATCCATCGAATGACTTCAATGCTGGGTCGGAACTTGCGGTGTCACCGTTAATAGCGATGTCCTCAAGGTCGTTTGCCATCTGTGCTGACATAAGGCGTGCAATGTGGTCCTCCAATGCCTCACCCTCAAGGTTGTCCTCAAGAGACTCGGTTGTTAGTTCCCAGTCAAGACGAACCTTGACGGTAGTAACGGAGACCTTTGCGAAGGTGACACCCTGGTTTACACCAGTGTCAACACCTTCAGTAGCCTTACGAACAAGACGACGACCGATGTTAATCTTGTCAATCTCATCCTCGTTGGAACGTAGACGGTGGGTACGGACCAAGTTACCAACTACAGTCTGGTCGAACATGTAGTCGATGAAGCGGTTGGTCTGTGCGTTGTTCAAAAGACCACCACCATCTGGTGCGGTACCGATGTCAGAGGTCTGGATAACCTTCTCCAACAATTCATTTCCACTCATAGTTTATTTTTCACCTCACTCGCATAAGAATTTTTAACTTGCATTACAGAATCACTTCACCAGATTGTTGATTGAGAAAGCGCCATTCCATGCGTTGCTCTTCTGTACTGTCTTCTCTGGCTCGTTGCCGTTGTTGCCGACATCACCAGACTTCTTGAAAGACCCCTCAGAGTTCAAGTCGTCCAAGCTCTTCTCAAGCTCAGCGTACTTTGCCTTAGCGGTCTTCAGTTCCTCACCGAATTCGGAGAACTTGTTCTCCAACTCGGAAACCTTAGACAAGAACTCAGTTGCGTTCTCCGCAAGCTTCTTTTCCAAAGCTGCAATTGCATCTGCGTTCTCGTTACGAGACTTCTCAAGAGAGTCCTTGACCGCATCGTGCAATGCGTCAATCTTCTTGCTAATCTCCTCGTCGGCATCTGGAGTTTCATCGATACCCTGAGCATTTTCCTCAGCAATAGCACCAAGGTCAGTCTCATCTGGCTTGGTGTTCTCGTCGGAGTGGTCTACTTCCTCAAGAGCCTCTGCCTTTGCTTCTTCATCAGACTGCTCTGGAGCCTCAACGTTGTCGTTGGCGACTTCCTCCTTCAACTCCTCAAGTGGAGTCTTGGCCTCTTCATTCTTGACATCTGCGGAAGTTACAACTCCCTCATCGTCCTTTGCCTTACGAATTCCCATGTTTACACCTCCTTCGCCATCGTTGTTCGCGGCGTTGGAGCCAAGGAACTTGGTAACTACGTCTCTCACCTTCTCCGCGCGGTCTTCATGGTCGGCCTCAACCCACCCAATAATTTCCATTGGGTTGTCGCATAGGCCACAAATTGCAGCGTCTGCAGAGACCGACTTGACGATTTGGTCGGTAGCACACCAGAAGATGTTCTCGACCTGCATTTCAGCTACCATACCCTTGACAACGGTGTGACCGTCCTGGGCCTTGGTGATGCTGAATACATTCGCCAGTTGATTCGCTGGATTATCGACAAGAGAAAGCTCGACCAAGTCATATGACTTGATGAATCGAACTGACCTACCTTGCTCCTTAACGAATTCGTTGGAGGCTTCGATGATGTTACCTCCGATAGAGAAACCGGTTAGCGTTCCGTCCAGCACTTTCTCCCAGGTACCCTCGGCACCCTTAGAGACATATGCCGTGACAAAGATGCCGCGATAAAACTCTCCGTCGTGATAGAATTCTTCTTCACGAAAATCAACCATCTTGCCTACGGCAATTGGCTGGTGCATTTCTCGGATGTTGCCGCGTGCTGCAGCAAAAGCATTCTTTGACGCTTCAGCGAGCACTACGTCACCCTGTGAATCTACATTATCAAGAGTTGCGAAACCGGACACAAGACGATTCTCTTGGTCTACCTTCGCAATAGGCATGGACAAACGAATGTGATTCTCGTCTGTCACCCAGTGACTCTTAGTTAACGTGTTCATGATGTAATATTATCCTCCTTTGGATTCTAATGCCAAATTTTTGTTACTCAGTGTAGAATCTATCTGGTATTTTCTTGGTCTTCTTGTAGTTGACCCTGATGTTTAGATAGACAAACCCAGCATAGAATGCTATGCATAATGCTGTGATGCCACCGGTAGATTGCCAGTCTCCGAAGAAATAACAAAGTCCAACAATTGTCCAGTGGAAGTTTACAATACCGGCTCCATTGGTGAGCGCCCTGTACGAACGCTTCATTGAGCCGTAGACCATCAATCCGCCACAAACAAGTGCAAAGCACCCCCATACCCATTCCGGCGCTAAGTGCGCCATGACTGTGTATAGAGGTGCTCGTGCGAAAACAGACCATAGTGGGTTGACAACCCACAGACCCCATAAAACAGTATATACCCCCAAGATTACCGAAGCTGCAGGGTTTATTGGCTTCAGCAATGCCCCAGCCAGGTGTTCTTTATCTGGCACTATTGTCATTAACTATTTCAGGCGGTCGTTCGGCCCTCCCCCTTCGGATTTCTTGCGTTTCCGGCAGAATCCGTCGCCCCTGCGCTGCGCTGGGCGTCTCTTTCTCTGTTGGCTGTAGCATTTGCAACTTGCTGTGGCTTAAGTTCTACGACCTTATCTCCACCCTTAAGACCTGGCAAACCTCTATCAGCACGAATTTCATTCGGAGTTTTAATCTGATTCTTGATGTCACGTTCGTCAATCTTTGACTGAGTGTCGGCATCAGTTAGAGTCATCTCGTTCAAATCAATCTCGAACGCATCGGTAAATTCCTTTACCAATCTGTTCAGCTTCTTTTCTGCGATGCTCTGCTCTGGTCCACAGACCTGCTCCTTGAAGGTCTTATCGGCATCACGAGCTACAGCAAGTGAAGCACCTTCTGCCATTGAGACCTTACCAATTGGAACTCGGTGAACCATCAATACACTACTGATGTTGGACTTGCGGTAATTTAGGAAGGAAGCATCCTGTACTCCCGCCTCTACCGGCTCAATCTTCAATTCAACTTTGTTGTCCGCCGTGTCCGGTGGCAACGGAATATACAGACTGCGATGATTCTGGCCCTTCAGACCAGTCTCAAAGAATTGCAGCAATGCCGCCTCAGTCTGTGTTCCCAGTCGCGCACCCTTAAGGATAATAACGTGACGCGGAACTGCTTTGTTCTCAAAGTAGTCCAGGTTGAATCGAGAAGCAAATTCACTACCCGCAATTGCATTCTTTGCGGCTACAATATCTGGTACCCCGTAAAAACCAGATGTTGGTGAATACCTCTTGAAGTGAATTAGTTCATTTGGATTACCGTCCCCACCAAATGGGTCGGCAATTGGTGGGTTCTTCTTGTAGTTTGGACGATTGCGATTACCATCTCCAAAGTTACGGAAGAACACAGCCTTGTTAGAGATGACCTGAACAAATCCATCTCTCGCCTGACGAATTCTGATTGTAGTTGCTGGACAGTGACCCACATAACCGATAGTACCGTCGGCCTTACGACCAACTTCGATGTATCCGTTACCGGTCGTTTCGTAGTCACGCCACACCTTAATCAGAGTTTCGGTGAACGTATCCTCTTCGTTGAACGAATCGAATAGTTCAATCAAGTCTTCCTGCGCACGGGAAAGCTTCTTGCGGGCCTTTGCCAGCTTTTCAGCATCCCCCTCAAGGTCTTCCAGAGCACGCTTGGTCTTGGTAGTCTGAATGAACTTGAATCCCAAACCAACAATGTTGGCAGTCTTGGCATCTACCGCCGCCTTGTGAGCATCGTTGACCTCATATAGCTTTGCCAAGTAGTCGAGATTCAATGGTGGCTGAACCGCCTGGAATGCGTTGTAGCCAGAAATTTCGTCAATTTCAATCTTCTTCGACTGAGAATCAACACCACGGTGAACCTTCTTCAGTTCACCAGTCACCTTACGCTTGAAGACAGGCGTAAGTCCGGAGAGAGTCTTGATTTCTTCTGCATTAGCAAGAAACGGGTCTACTCCGGAAGTTTCTTTTGATACATTTGCTGGACCCAAGCCGTAATAATCTATTACCGGAACATCCTCGAAGGCGTCCCTGTCTTCGTCGCTTGCGTCACGTACCTTACGCTCTACCATTCTTCTTTTCTGCCTCCAACTCATCCAGGAAGGCTGACATGTCAAACTCGTCTGGAACGAGTCCCAACTTCTGTCGGGTCAACTGCCTTTCATATTCTTCATCGGATACTGGGCGCTGTCCTCTCCAGAACTGCACCTTTCCTCCTGTAAATCCGTAGTGTCTTGCGGCCTCGATAATTGTCCTTGCGTGAATCTTTGCGTCGGCTGCCAATCCAAAGACCAACATCAAATTACCGTCTCCATCACCAAGGAATTCACCGTCTTCGCATTGATATACGAATACGCCATATGGAATACGCTCGTCATCTACACGACGCACCCCTGTTGTATTTAGCTTCATAATGCGTCAAGTATATCTCTTATGTCGTTCTAACACCCACTTTTCGTCATGAGTGAATACGGAAATCGTTATCCAGCACCCGTAATTGCCCAAGTATAGTCATATAGCTTGGTAGAAGGGTTCGGATTGGTGATTGTAATACCATCTGAGTCCGCAGCGGTTGTTTTCAGCACTCCCACTGAGGCCGCATATAAATCTGCTACCTCTTGGGCTGAAAGCTGATGGTCGAACAACTCAATCTGACCAATCTGCGCACTTCCGGAGATGGTTATCGGTGCCGTCAATGCCGTGCTCTTGGTCAGCGTGTACATGGCCCACTCACCCTGGTTCAACGTGCCTCCAGCGGCTCCATTTTTATACGCAGTCGCTCCGGTCACTGAAAAAGTTGGAGTCGTTGAGGTGGTCTTCTTGAGCCAGACATTCATGCTGTACATTGCTACCGGGTCAGTGGTAGTGTCATCACTGATGGATACGGTACCTCCAGTTAGGAGCAGCCCCCAGTCGTCTCTAAGCTCAATAGGCTGGTAGTCGCTCATCGGAGATGCCGGGTCGGTTAGAGTTATAACCCTGCCGCCGATTGTTGGCATTACTCCCGTGGTGAATCCCAGAATGTATAGATTATCAAGATATGAGGGGTCGTCTGTAATGCCGCCTGCGAAGCTGGCCTTGATGAACAGCACATCATCTGTAGGGTTGAATCCTGAAGTAATCAAGGCAAGTTTCTTTCCCTGAACGGCAGTCTCCCAGGTTGAGCCATCAAGAGATGCCTGAACCGTGACGCCAGAACCAGCCCATGTCATAGAGACACCATTGACATTTGTCTTTTGGGACGCATCCAGCGGCAGACCAATTTGCCAGTTACCAGCCACAGAGACTCCAGCAGCAAGTTGCGGAACAATCTGATTGTTCATGATGGTGGCATTGGTCAACGTTCCTAACTTCCAATCGCTTTCGGTAGTGAGCAAATACCGTGCGAACAAATCTCCAAGATTGGCGCTAAGCGGATATCTAACACCAGCAAAGGTTGGAGCTACGGTCTCAATTACTGTCGTGCGTCGGGCAGCATTGAAATGATTCTTTATTTGACTGTCACTAAGACCCACCCCATAAATAGCTACGCCATTGGCAGCAATCTGCTGCGAGCCAGTGCAGACCCCCATATATAGCTTGCCATCACCTGTAACGTAAGTGTCTGCCTTCTGCAAATCGGTAATGGCAATCTCACCCACCAACTCTCCATCTACATACAACTGATTCTTGTCTCGGGTGTGTACACCAACGACATGAACATTGCGCTTGGATTGGATATCGTAGCTAACAGCGGCGGTGCCATTGGTGACATACTTGGTAGAGAATGTAATGACTGTACCGCTTACGGTAATACCATCGTAGTTAGAGGAGGAGGACAGCACTTTCTGCGCGGCCCCAGCCCCCTCGTTGATGACCCTAAAGGAAACTTCCAAAGAGAACGGCTGTGATTCATAGCCAGGGACGTAGACCGATGAATCGAACTTGGCATTGTTGGAATTGCTAAATACCTGTGAGAAGGCGGTACCAGCACAAAGAGCCACCGAAGTGGTTGGAGTTCCGGCGTTCATTACGCCGTTGGGATTGTATCCAGAATAGTCTTGGAATGGAGCGGTATCATCAAGCATCCACAATCCCAAAGGACTATCTGTCAATACACTTAATACATAACTCATAAAATGAGTATACAATGCAATAGGCCCCAGCGCGAACTGGGGCCTATGCAGCAACTACTATCCATCCTAAGGAACAGGAGGAGCGAATTCCTGCACTAATGGACTGTAATGTATTTCCAACGACTCAGGGTCCAACCACGGACTCTGGCACGACTCTATTATATTATAGGTGTTTTCGCTCTGTCAATTTTCAGCCATTGACGATGCATCTTGCGATGTTGGACTTGTTAATATAAGCTGCAGTTTGTGGTCCGCAAACCCCATCAACAACCAAGCCGCCCTTGTGCTGCACGTTCTTGACCGTCTGCTTGACAATCAATCCGGCGTGCGCCCAGTTTCTGTGTTCTACAACGTTCAGCCAGCTTCCTCTGTTCGCTACTGAAAGCGCTCCAGTTCTAACTGCGTAGGATAGGAACTTCTCTACCTCCAGCTTGGTCCAAGGACTCAAAGCCAAACCATTAGCGCCAGCTTTAACGCTTAGTGTATGGAATGAAGGTAGCACTGGAGGACTCACGGGATTCACGCTTGCCCTGTACTTCTCCCATGTGTTGTAGACATACGCACGGGTAAATGTATCTCTACCGCCGCTTGCAAGTCCGTTCTTTCCAGCCTTATACGCTACAACCTGAGCCTTAGCTCCAGATGACAGGTCTGCATCTCCCTGTGCGATACAGTGAATGTGGTACCCCCAGTCTCCCTGTGCTGGGGTACGGCCCCACGCTGCGAATCCAACCTTACGTAGCGCTGAAACTTCGTTGTATACGTGGGCACTTCCCTTACCCCAAAGGTCTGCGGCACCACCACCATCGTGGGTACCGGCGCTTGCGGACACCGCACCAGCATTATAAGAACCCTGGATAATCGTAAACTGATACCCAAGAATTCTTTCTGCTGCCAAAATCATATCTCGCGTGCGCGTGTTCAGTCTCTTTCCTCTAAATGTAACTCTTGTCATACTCATTTATTCTTCACCTCCTGTCAAGGCCAGTATAAATTGCCAAAGGCCCTCTGTCAAAAACAGAGGGCCTTAGCTGATAACAATATGTAATTATATTACTTCACAGTCGTAACATCTACGATTTCACAGTTACCCGCTGTACATGAAAGCGACTGTGTGCCTGTGGTTGTATCTTCGAATTCATACGCCTGAAGGTCAGTCCAATCAATCTTGCTTGGCATCTCGGCAGACCACTGCTTGTAGTCTGTCTCAGTGCAATCCTGGTAAGGTGCTTGCTTGTATGTGTGCTCAGAGAACGGCAGGAATGAAATTCCTCCAATGAACTCCCAGTTTTCATACACCCAGTTGGCAACCTCAATCCACTCTTCTTCCTTTACGTTGATGGTAACGGAAGGATTGTGCTCGGTCCAGTGAGTCTTGTATGCCTTCCAGATTTCAAGATGACGCAAAGCGCTTACTTGGTCTCTGGTGATTGCTCCCTCTGGTGCCTTCTGTGGGAAGGTGAAAACAGTAGTGCTGTCTGGCTTCATTACATCAGGCTCGTTAGGGATACCGGCGTCCTTCATGAACTCAGTCAGTGGGTCCTTATTGTCTGCACGGACGGTGCGAAGATAGTAATCGTTGTGCCATGGGTGCATACCAGAACTTGATGCGGTCAACTGAGACACCGTTCCGCTTGGCTTTGCAGTTGTAATAGCAGTGGAGACGTTGATTCCCATTGCCTTGGCATACTGCTCATTAATCTTGATTGCTGTGGTCTTCATAGTCTCAAGATAGTAGTTCAATTCATCCATACCTTCGGAACCATTTAGAACGGTGTGACCAAACTGGCCGGTAAGAGATACGCCCAACAGACGCTCTTCATCACAGTTGTCCTTCCAAGCCTTACGCAAGTACTTGAAGTTGGTTAGGGATGACTGTACCGTTCCCAGTACCGTCGCAATACGAACCTTGTTCTGTAGGCTATCCAGGGTGTCGTCGGCCTCCACTACCACTTCAGTGAGGTTACAAAGCTGCCTGGAGCGCAACATAATTTCAGCACAAGGATTCATACCCTGAATTTTACTAAGGTCTCTACGGGGCGCGAGTGACTTCCCAGAGCGCATTCCCTCCATGTTGATGATACCGCGCTCACCAGACTTGGATTCGTACAGGTTTCCCCACTCCTGCAAGAACTCACCAATGCTTGGCTTCTTGTAGTAGACTGCAGAGTTGTTTGCCAAAGCGCGCTGACCCTCGGTCTCCCACCATGCACCAGACTTGGCCTTGGCCATTTCATAGTTGCTCAGGTCAGACATAGAAATTAGAGCGGAGCGACGTACGCCACCAACCACAACAACCTCTCCAACCTTGCACATGATATCGTGACACTCGATAGGAGAAAGCTTCCTACCGGCGGCCTTCTTGAAAATGCCAATAGTAAAGTCGAATAGGTCTACCAATGGCTGCGGTCCGGATGCACGACCACCGAAAGTCTTCAGGCGTGCGCCTGCGGGACGTACATTACTAACATCGATGACAGGAATCTGTCCGATATACAGCATGGAAATCAACTCACGGAATGCACGAGCCCATCCAGCCTTGGAGTCTGCAACAACAATAGTAGTCTTGGTAGCTTCGAAATGTTCGTTGACAACAGGCAGCTTGATAACGTGCTCCTGCTCAACAGAGAATCCAAGTCCAACACCGTTCATTAGGATGTATAGTGCCTCATCGAAGGCACGCGCATCATCAATTGCAATGAACGAACAATTGAACTGCGCCAGGTTCTCGCGCTCCAGCGCTGGACCTGCGGTCATCAAGCCTCTCATCGAAGGCATGACCTTATGATTCAGGATTGCCTCTCGGGCTTCATCCCAAAAAGTAGGCTCGATAGAGCCTGTGTAATTCTTGTCAACGTGAGTCTGCATGAACGTGATGTAGCGGTCCACGGTCTCTGCCCACGTCTCTCGTCGTGTCTCTTCTTCAATCCATCGGCTGTAACGAGAAACAGCGATGAAGTTTCTGTATGGGTCTCGAATCGACCCATCCTCGGCCAAAATAGACAAGGGTGTACTCCTCCATAAAAATGTGTGTACCTCTCATTATAGAGGAGTTCCCTTCTCATGTCACCGTGATTCGAGTCTCTTTTCGAGCGCATCGAATGTCGATTTGGTAACGGTATCCCAGGCATACTCAGCGTGAATCTTGGGTGACTGAGCGACAGCAAAAGCACTACAGTCGTCGTAGTTGTCGTATACGTAGCGATACTTGTCTACCAAGTCATCAAAATCTGGCTTGAACATCTGACCGGGATGACTCTGCTGCCATCTGGAAGGAGAGTCGGCCATCTCAGAGTCTACATCGAGCTTCGGGTCGATGAATCTGCGATATGGAGCCCACGCGCCGGTACAGATTGTTGGCATACCGGTCGCCATAGCCTGAAATGGGTTGAATCCAAATCCTTCGCCCCATGATGGATAGACAAATACATGGTGATTGTAGTAAATGTCCAAAAGCTCATCAAATGGTACCGGGCCGTGTTGCGCATGGACGTTATCTGCCGGATTGTTGACGTTGAATCCGGCGATGCCGGTCTTCAATAGCAATTCCACATCATCCTTATGTCCGAAAGCGGTACGAAACGCCTTGATGGTCGTTGCCATATCCTTCCTAAGAGCCTCACCACCAACGTGAAGGAATTTCATTTTATCGGTTACTTTGCGTTCACGTAGTTCCCACACAGAGTCAATACCATGCTCGTAGGTGAAACGAGGCTTGACAATGCCGTTATACTTACCGTACCATTCGGTGATTAGAGGTGACGGAGACCACACTTCGTCCGCCTCGTTCATCATGGCAGGCCAATCTGGCATCAGAAGGGTTGACTCCCACGGATGAAGTATGATACGGTACTGATTACCGAACCACTTCGCATGCTGTGGCTGGTTGAAGACCAGCCCTACATCTGCTGAGGCGTCGTTCTCAGTGACTTGGTGTCCCAAATTGCGCAGTGAGGCTACGATGCGCTCTGTTCCGTAGCCATAGCCGTTCCAGTTGCCGATTCGATTCAGCGCTTGCGGCGTATTTATAGAGATTTTCATTCTGCTCCACTCATAGTTAAGTCATTTCTATGTCACTTTTGGTTATAACGCAAATAAATTTGCGTTCCAAGCTCACATGAGATATACTTATAGTATAGGTTCGGAAGAGGGTACCTTCTGGATAACAGCTAAGCATATGCTAACTGAAAACCCCTACCGGGTACCCCTCGAAAGAGCCGGTAGGGGTTTTCTTATTTCCCTACAACCGAGTAGGGACTGGCGGTATAACCAGCGTGTGGGATAACCGGTGTGGCGTAAAGTGACTTCACCTAATCTTCGGATGAGCGACCCATAGACTTCAAAATCAACACCTCCAGCTTTAAGGATAGCCATCTAAAAAATTAGAGGGTTGACAGGCAAAACTTAGAGTAGTAAGATGAACACATACTCGTTCTGAGGCAGTCGCGGGATAACAGTTAAAGACACCTGAGGACAAGTTCCGGGCACATTGGTGATGTTCGTGTGGGAGTGCGAAAGCATACTGTAAACCACTAAGCCAACTTAAAAAGTAGCAGCGAGAACCTTGTGTGCAACCTCAAGTAGTCTTAGGGACTCACCACCCTAATATAGACAGGTAGAGGGCGAAGAAAGATGACTGCCTTAAATGACAGAACCCGGGCTATTATGAATGAGTATCAGCTATGAAACTAACTAACGAACATATGGATAACCTTGTGGATGAATGGCATGATTGGCCACAGACAATGGGACTGACGAAGTTTCTTTGTTCCCGTACCGGCCTAACTCATGACCAAGTTGTCCACTGGTTAGAAACTGCGAAGTTGCCAGATGAATCAGAGAATTGACTACCAGCGAGTAGCAGATTTCATGAGACTCTTCACTCAGGAAGAGCTTGACTCATGGAAGGGCGTGGAAAACTCCGCACCCGAATGGGTGCGTGAGGGTATTCTTTGGTTCATGGACCAAGACCCTGCACATCAGGAACTAATGAGAAGATTGGCGGATTCATAATGTATTTTTGTGAGCCATGTAGAAAAGAAAACAACTGGCCGACCTCTCTAATGAGGTCACACGGACAGTGTGAAATTTGTGATTATACTGCTGTATGCTACAGCGTTCCTTCATACCGCCTTCCTCCAGTTGAGTTCAATGAGAAGCGCTGGAATGATGGTATCAGTGAAATAGCCACTCAGCTTCAGGAGAGAATTAACAGACTATGAGACGAGACCAAGTGTGGTGCGACCAGCCTAATTGTGGTCGTGAAATCCAGCTTAAGAATTGGCCTAAGGGAGCCATGGACCACAACGAGGCCGATAAATCTTGGGAAGTCTGGACTCCATCCGGCGAAGAAGAATCTACCGACAGGGTATATTGTTCATTAGAATGTCTGGTATCAGACATGTCAGAACTTCTGCACATTAGGCAGAAGAATGCTGCTGCGGAGCTTTCAAATGAGAACTGAAGATGTAGAGGGCCACAAGGTCCAGTGGAAAGCAATGATTTTTCATAAGTTGTACCTCTTTTGCATTGACATCGAGGGAACTTATTACATGGTAAAGGTAGCTCCCGATGGGCATCTTACAATTCTTTAAGAGATGTCCTCACAAGCGAGTGACCATGGTCTATGGCGACGAAATTAATTATCGGGGTGGATACCGCTGGAAGTGTGTTGACTGCGGCGGTACCGTTCGAAAGTTTAAGGCAGATACAGAATATATGGTGATACCTTATGGACGAAAGAGATAAGTTTACACTATTCCATGAGTACCACCGCCTTGCTCGTGCAGGGTGCGTACCATTCTTTTATTGTCAGCATTGTGGGTGTCAGTTAGTAACCTCACTTGGCAAGGAAGATAAGCTGGCATTGTGGTGCGTATCCTGCGATAGCAAGCTGTACCCCGGCCTTGGCACAATTGAAATGGTAAAGGCGAGGGTACAGGAATGGATATTGTAGGACTCACTCTCCTAATAGTAGGTGGAGTAGTTTTTATAGGTGGCTTGATAGTCACAGCAATACAAAAGCATAAGCAGCTATGACGGAAATTACATTCGACAATAAGATGCGCGTTGAACTCGTGAAGTGCAACGCTTCAGACATCGATGTGGCGAGAGCCGCATGGGTATCCAACTATGGTGAGGATGCCAGAGAAAAAGATAGCGGTAGGGTAGAGGGTCTAATTAATTTCCTTTACCGCGAGAAGCACATGAGCCCGTTCGAACACGGCTCATTTACATTCTTCGTGGATGTACCGATTTTTGTAGCGCGTGAGTTTATGCGTCACCGCACATTTTCATATAACGAAATCAGCGGACGCTATACCCAACTCAAGCCCAAGTTCTATCTGCCGGGACGTGAACGTCCTTTCGTGCAGCAGGGCAAGGTCGGCAACTACTATTTCACAGACGGTACTGATGAGCAATTCGTAGTTTCTCAGCGATATAAGCAAGAGACCTATGGTTTGGCCTGGAAGAATTACCAAGAGCAACTGGAGCTTGGTCTGGCCCGAGAGGTCGCTCGTAATGAATTGCCGGTAGGAATCTACACGCAGTTCTATGCTACCTGCAACCCTCGCAACCTAATGCAGTTCCTGGAGCTTCGTACAGCCTCCAATGCGCTCTATGAAATTAGAGACGCCGCAGAGCAGATGGAAAATTATCTGGAGCTTCAGATGCCATTTACGTGGGCCGCGTTCGACGCTAAGCGCCAGGATGCCAAGGTTGATTATCGCCAGGCGTACTACGAGCTAAAGGATAGATATACTGCGCTGCGTCAGGACCATGACGCGCTGCGAGCGGATTATAACGACTTAAGTCGTACAATTAATGAAGGTGGAGAATGACTGACGAGAGAGTTAAGACATTCTATATTAGCAATTTCCCGAACCCGCCGTTTGGCTATGTCTGGAAGTTGAAGCGCAAGGAAGACGAATATCTGAACGAGAAGTATCCAGACGCACCTAAGAAATATGTACCGGGCGAGTGGGTACTTTATCTTGAGGATGAGGATGGTTCTTATGGTGGCGGTAGAACAGTAAGTAGTCTTGATGATGAAGTATTGCTGTCTACCGCAAGATATTTTATCAAGGACCGCATGGAATGGCATAGGCGTGAGGTCCTGAAGGACGGAGACCCCGTCCACATTAACTTCGTTGGCTCTGACGACAGCTAACGAAAATTATAAAAGAATAGCAGGGGAAGTAATGTTAGATATTAGGTTAGAGGATGTTCAAGCATTCATGCCGCTCCGTAGAGTCTACGCCTGGCATTGGGCTTACATCCCCGCGCTTAAGGAGTACCGCTGCCATGTTTGGATGGACCAGAACTATCTGGGCGAATCCAAGACAAGGTATGACCGTATGGTGCCAGAGGCACTTGCGGTGTCCAGGGACCATGTGCTAAGGTTGTTGGATGAGTCCATCTCTGCGGAGTTGGAGAAAAGAGGAATTTTAGCATGAAAGAAATCTCATTGGAGTCTGGACTTACCGACCCCGATGAGGTAAGCTCGGAGGAGACAGGGCAAGCCGAGAGCTTGCCCTTCTCCGACGAAGAAGCTCGACAAGTCACTGTGATTACGCTCATGCGTATCTATGACATGCTGGGCATGATACTTACCCATCTGGACCAGGACGCAGCAGATGCTGTCGCTCAAGCACACGCTGAGGGGCGCATTGTTGGTCCTCTTCCCTCACTAAATATTTGAGGATAACATGATTAAGAGAATTATTGCCAGCCTTGCGGTTGGCTCGGTGGCCGTTCTGGGGCTTACAGCCTGCGAGCCACCAAAGGAAGGTAGTAAGGGCGATAAGGTAGCCACATCTTTGATGATGAACTGTCAATTGCCAACAGGATATGGCAAGGCAGGCCGTGCGGCAATCGCCGGTAAGGGAAAGTTCTACGGCTGTCGTACCAGTAAATCAGAGCCGTGCAAGGTGTGGTTCAGTGTCAACGGTGACAAGAAGAAAGAGCACCTTGCCAACACTTTACGTCAGCAGGGATTCTTTAACATTCCCAAGAGTGCAAAGTCCTGGCGTTCCACCAATTGCAAGATTTACAAAAAGGGTGGTCAGGGCTGATGTATAAGTCATATAAGGCTTATATGGGTCGAAAGACAATTCAAGACCCAGACGAAGATTTAGATACCATCATCGCCGGTATCAATGAGCGTGGAGAGAAGATTATTTTAGCTACCAATGTCATCGAGGGCTACTATATCCTAATCATCACCGAATCTGAGATTAACGACTTGATGACAGCAGTTAGACGAACAATCTGATGCCACCACAAAAAGGTACTCCTCGCAAGGAATTTCCGAAGCCTGGTCCAACTACCGGTGGCCTTTGCGGTCAGCGACATAGCTGCGGTAGACGATGTGCTAAAAAGCCAAGTCACTGGGGCAAGCATCGCTGTGTGGGGTGCAGGAAGAATTTCTAAGAGAATGCGAGGCAATTTCTAATGGCAAGGCCAAAGAAACCTACGAAGAGAAGAAAGATTACTGCGACTGTTCAGGTGCTTGATGGTCCGGACGGTCGCAGCCGGTGGCTGGTAAGCTGCTCTAAACATGGGCTGGTATCAAAGCATAGATACTGGCACAAGGCAGCTTCTGCTAAATACAAGCATCAAGCACAACATAGGGAGTGAAATGGGACTTTTCAAAAAGAAGCCTAAGGTACCGTACCGCCCGTGCGAGGCCAAGATGAGCATCAAGCAATCTGATAACACAATCACAACCTCCCGCTGTACACGTCCAAAGGGTCATTCTGGAGGACACAACAACAGGAGAACAAGCTGATGGGCAAAGACCCAAAGCCTACCGAGAAGTCTGATGACGAACTGCTGACGATGCTCGGTGGGCAGTTCAGCGGAAAAATCTGCCGCCAGAAGTTTGGGTGGGGAAAATCAAAAACGTGTACCTTGAGAAAAGGACACAAAGGGAAGCATAAAGCATAATGGCAAAGAAGGTAGACCAGCGCAAGCCAAAGGACCCCGGGAAGTGCAACCAGGAATATGTTGTACGTCGCGTAGACGGGGTACCAATTAAGAGGCGCTGTGGAAAGAAGAAGGGGCACTGGTTCGGTCATGGCTAAGGGACGCTGCCTCAAGAGATACTGGAACAAGAGAAAAGGCAAGTTCCAGTTGTGTATGAAAAAGCCAGGTCACTGGTTTGGCTGCGGGGAGGGCTGATGAGCAACAAGTGTGGTCAGAAGATTCTCAAGACTCGCAGTGATGGTACCACATTCTGGGTACGCTGCAAGAAGCGTGTCGGACACTGGGGCGGTCACAAGGCATGAAGAAATGTGGACGCCACTACATCAAGCGTTATTTGTTAGGGGTCCCAGTGTGGGGCATCTGCAAGGAACCAAAGGGTCACAAGTTCGGAGGCTGTAAGAATGGCAACTGAAACCTGCAAGCATCCATATCGTGACCGACACGGTATCGAGCGCCGCTGCCAAAAGCCCAAGGGCCACAGCGGTAAGCATGGACAGAACAAGAGGTTCTGGTGAAGTTTGAATTACCAGACTTGCCATTAGGCTGGAGTTGGACGGAACTACCGCCGCTTCAGCCTAATGAGTCGGGTCAATATGCAATCACGGTACGAGCAGAATCCGGCTGGCCCGGTAAGCAGTACATAGAAGAGAAGATTATAGTCAGTCTCAAGTCCGACAAGCCCGACGATATTTTGGC